CCAAAGATATCTATGTCCGGTAAAGGACCAATGTTAGCTAAAAGTTTTCCTGTTTTATATTTAGTAGCTTTAACATCTACACTAAAGCCTTCTATAACTATATCTCCTAAGTCTGTTTTGTTAGACTTAGACCGAGGCTTAAACACAAACAGATCTTCTGGATATTGATTACAGAATTTATAGATAGCCATTTCTGCTCTAGCACCTAACTGATCTATCTCTATAGGATCAGTTTTCTTGTATCTAGTGTCAAATATATTATGCTTTCTATTTGAAGAATTTCTTTTTGAGCCAATTAAGTTAGCGAACTTAACTTCGTCTTCTGTTAGAAATATTAATGTGTTTCGGACCAGTTCAGGCCGACTTTGTACTCGCTGTCTAATGGACATCTTACGTTCAATTCCTTTTCAGTTAGCTTCATAGCTTCTCTAGTTAGTTTACCAAACTGTTCAGATTGATCTTTACGACAATCAAACTGATATTCATCGTGTATACTAGCAACCAACTTAACATCTAGCCTGTGTTTTTTAATTAACTGATCAATGAACACAACCCATTGCTTACAGATGATAGCACCAGCACCCTGAAGAAGTAAGTTCATAGCAGCATGTTGATGCCTGACATGTAACTTTCTACCATCAAGACCGGCAATATATCCTGATCTAGATGTCTTGTCAACATCACTTCTTAACTGAGCTAGGGCAGGTAATGCAGCTAAGAAATTATCCATAAGTAGCTGACCCTCAGTAGCTGACCCACCTACTATGCTACCAATCTTAGCTGAACCTGCGCCATAAATAAATGCATAGATAAATGTTTTTGCTTGGTCACGAGTAGCTAAACCAGCAGCTTTCTGATTAGCTGTATGAATGTCTCCCTCAACAACTTCTTTAGTATATCCTTTGTCTCGCATGTAATGAGCAAGACATCTTAGTTCCAATGAGCTTGCGTCACAACCAACGAGAACACGATCAGGAGAAGAAGAACTCCAGCAAGCTCTGCACTGCTTCCCATAGGGAGAATATACTGCTGGAACTTGCGCCATGTTCGGACCAAAGTGTGCCATACGTCCTGATATAGCTTTAAGCGTAAGAACTTTTCCATGTACTTTTCCATCTTCTTCTAATAATTCTAACCATGATTTAATTTGTGCAGTTCGTTTGTTAAGAAGTAGATACTCAGCAATCATCTGAGCTTCTGGTATATCTACATTCTTTAGTGTACCTTCATCTACAATTGGATGACCTGTAGGCGTAAAGTTATCTGGTTTCCAACCCTGCTCCATCAAACGAGCAGCTATCTGTTGTCTACTGGAAGGATTAAATACAATGATCTTATCCTTCAGTCTCTTTCCTGTCTTCTCTGACACTCTTTCCTGAGTTATAGGTGGATACTTTTCTTGTAGTTTTTCTTCTATAACAGAAGCTTTATCTGTAAGCTCTGCTTGTAAACAAGTAGCTTTTTGTACGTCGAGTGTAAAGCCATTACGTTCCTGTATATCTACAATGTGACGTACACGATATTCAAGATCAATAGCTTTACGATACTTTTCATACTTCTCTTCTTTTATCTTCAGCCATAGACGATATGTTATATCAACATCACGTATACAGTAAGTGACCATCTCTTCTGTTAGTTCAGAGAAGTCATGGAAGTCTATCTTATTAAAACCTAAGTTTTCTCCCCAAGATTCTAAGGAGTGTTTCTTACGTGTGGGAAATAGAAGTTGAGATAGTATAAGAGTATCTTCTACATTACTTACATTGAGTTTTGTTCCTGTAAGCCTGTTAAGAGTAGGAGCATCGAAGCTTATGCCGTTGTGCATAATGAACTTCGATACTCCTTTAGCGAACTTAGGAAAACTAGTGTAACACTCGTCACCTTTCCAAAGATTAACCTGTCCTGTGTCTACATTTTTAGTAACAATACAATGTATTTTAGTAGCATTTAAAGCATCAGTTTCGATGTCAAGTATTACGTTCATGGTTCTTCCTAATGTTTAGAAGGGACAGTCGTTATCGTCTCCTCCCTCAAGATCGTCACCTAGATTACTAACCTCGTGTAATCTACCAGTATCCTTGTTGAAAAACAAGTGACAAGCTACACCAGTTTCACCAGCATACCTATTCTTTAGAACACGAATGGTTGTTGTGTTGGCTATGTTAGCATCGTCTGATTGTTGGTTTCTTTCCATAGCTATTACACTGTCAGACAACTGAGCGATGCTCTGTGAGCCACGTAGATGTGATAAAGATACTTCCTTGCCATCTTCATGCCCACTATCTCCATTAGCCCTGCGTAGGTGACTAACAAGAATCAAAGCACAGTTGGTTTCTTCTACTAGACTGCGAAGCTTAGTCATAAGAACGTCAATGTTCTTACGTTCGTCCATACCCTCTAAGCCTGAAACAAGAATAGATAAGTGATCTAGGAATACCCACTTACAATCAAGTGCCTTAACCATATAACGAACACGGGCAAGTATCTCTTCTGTACTCATAGAACCAAAGTGGTCAAAGGCAAAGAACCTACCGCTACCTACGGTATCGTTTTGCCACTTACGTAGATCAGCATCGTTATGGTTCTCTCTAACTTCTTTGATATACAGCCGCGAGTTAGCCTCTACTGACATAAGGTGAAAGATTGTAGAGCGTGTGTTCTCTTCCAGAGATATAACGCCAATGTTCTCTCCTGTATTTTTAAGAACATGATGCATAAGCTCACGCATAACACTAGACTTACCAGTACCTGTACCCGCAGTTAAGGTTGTTAGCTCACCTGTACGAACACCATACAACTTCTCATTCATACCTTGCCACGGATATAGACAGGTTGTTTGATTAGTTTCTTCGTATAGAGCATCACCAACATCTTTAAGATTAATTATACCAGCAGGTGTAAATGCTTTAGCAGCCCACCAAGCCCTAGAAAAGTCTTCTGTCTTTTTAGCTTTAAGATATTCGTTAGCATCCTTCATCTTAGAATCAAGGAACACAATCTTACATTTGTTAGGTTCAAAGAGTTCAGCAACCTTACGGGCATTCTCCTGACCGGGCTGGTCCATGTCAAAACATACTACAATATTATCGTAGCTGTTGAGGAAGTCATAGCTACGCTTACAGTTCTTTACTGCTGACGTAGCACCATCTTTAATGGAAACCACAGGCCATTTTGATCCAAGCATCTGATAGACAGACATAGCATCAATTTCGCCCTCACATATGGTAATGTACTTTCCCTTCTCCTGACAAATCTGTTGCCCAAAGAGAGTACCTGCTGACATAGCACCGGGTGGATCAGCGGCAAAGTTTTTAGTAGGCACATCACGTACCTTATAAGCTACAAGATTATTGTTTACATCATAGTAGGGATAGTAATGTTTTAATGGTTCGCCAGAGCTATTCTGTTGTAGACGCACACCATATTTGTCGGCTGTATCTTTTGTGATACCTCTATCTTTTAGTTCAGATATAAATCCTTTAGCTGTTGGCTTAGAGTGATTAGTAGAAATATCTAGTGGCATAGCTTCGTAATCCTCTGTTACATTTTCGGGCAGTACGTGTGTTCCACATTTGTGACAATAGGTATGACCATCTGAATAAAGACTACCATTGTTGTCTGATGCACAAACATCACATGGTATATGCTTTACCCACTCACTATTTTCATGGTCACTATCTTTCTTCGTTGAGTATCCTGTATGTAGCAATTGTTTCTCCATTACGTTTAGCTACAAAACCGTCGATAGTTTCTTCAATATCATATCCCATCTGGGATGTAAATATTTTTCTATCGCCTAGTAGTTTCCAGATATCTTCTTCGTAATTAGAATCCTCCACTTCTACTTCTGTATGTTTTGTTTTAACTACCACTTTCCACATCCTTTAACACTCCTCTTCTTCTTGATAAGAAAAGATATCTTTTACAAAGTCTTCGTCAAAAGACATGAACTCTTCTGTTTCGTCTGAAGCAAATCTTTTAGATTCTTTTTTAGAATAACCTTCTTCAAGATACTGTTGATATAGTTCTTTAAAAATTGTTTTTCTATCTTTTTGCCATAAGTTTTTCATAGTATTTTATTATTATTATTGTTCTTTTTTGTGAGGGTTTGGTATTTCATAATCACATTGTAAGCATACAAGATACTCCCATTCCATGTGACCGACAAGATGTTTTTCATTACATTCTGGGCATACTATAAGTTCTCTTGTGTCTTCTCCTTCGATAGGACCAAATATCAAAGAACTCATATCGGGCATTTCAAAGTCTTCTTCTGAGAGAGCTTCCATTAAGTTATAATATTCTTCTACTTGTTTAGGATCAGAAGGAGAGTAACCTAACTCTAGCATTTCTATATTACAAAATCTTTCGTAAGTTATTTTACCTTTTTCAAGATTATTACGTGCGTGATCTGCAAAAGATATTATTTTGTCAGTAGAAGATACCGGAACTAAGATGCTCACCGACCTTGACCTCTATACCTTTTAAAAGAACGACGCTTTTGTTTGTTCTTTGGTCTACTGTTTACGGACTGACCAATCCCAGTACGCATATGTTGTTTAATCCAAGCAGGTTTGCTTGTTCCTGATGGTTTTTTAATTGCCACTTGTAAGCTCCTTCCATGAAATAGGATAGATAGAAGAACAAATACTGTCCCACATCTTTGCTAAGTCTTGTATCTCTTTCTGGGCATGATTGTCAATCCTTAATTTATAAGCTCTAGCAAATGCTGAAAGAGAACCAGTAACATAATAACTCGTATACATAGACTGAGGCAAGCACATTCTTGCTTGCTCTGGTGCTACGTCTGATTTTAATAGATAATCATACATTTCTTTAGCTTTAAGTAAGAAGTGATCGTATTTTTCTTTAGTTAATCCCTGAGAAGCTATACCTTCTTCAGAAGAACCTTGCTTAACATTTTCTGCTTTCTTACGCCATACATCAGGGTGGTAGAATGTTGGATCACTATCAATATACCTTCGTGACTCTTCATTATAACTAAAACCTATAGTATGTTTAAACCTCTGTCTAGCTACAAATAT